TATCGTCGGTGGTGTCGTCAACAGTATCGTCAACAGTATCGTCAACAGTATCGTCAACAGTATCGTCAACAGTATCGTCAACAGTATCGTCAACAGTATCGTCGGTGGTGTCGTCAACAGTATCGTCAACAGTATCGTCAACAGTATCGTCAACAGTATCGTCAACAGTATCGTCAACAGTATCATCTGACGGTGGTTCAGGCTCTGGCTCTGGCTCAGGCTCTGGTTCTGGTTGTGGTCTATTACCATCATCGTCAACGCCAGCATCTGTACGGGCAGTGGAATCTTCGTTAATAAACTCAATGCGGTCTAATAAACTATCTATTTGCTCGGGCGTTGCATTTGGATCACCAAGTAACCCATCCAACTGAAGCATTAGTATGTTTTCAGAGTAGTCCGCTACTCCACCATCTTCAGCTTCCGCCTCCGCTTCTGTTTTACCAATAAATTCTGCTAAATCTTCTTGTGTCGGGGCATATCCAATACCCGTAAAGTAGTCTAGTGCTTCATTACGAGTAACATATAAAGGATCAAACGTATCAGAACGCAGTTCTCTTAAAACTGCATTTGCTTGACCGGATTCGGTTTGCTGTACATATTGCGCTGCTTGTTCTTCAGTTAACGTCAAACCTTCACGGGCTGCGGCATTTATAACTTCTTGCGCGTCGATGTAGCTGCGATCTACTAGATTAGCAACGCTTGCTTCTAAACGGTCTTCAGCACGAGCGCCGGTAAACTTGAGTATGTCGGCTTCAGTAGGCTCATAGTCTGGGTTTTCAGCTTGAAATGCGTCTCTGGATTCGGTGTACGTAGTGTAGTCAGCATCAAACGCATCATTTAGCAGGCTAGTTTGTAAGCCGCCATACTCATCACTGGTTATGCCAAACTCTGCTAGAGCCGCTTTAGCCTCTGCATCGTTAATTAGCCCGTTCTTAGCGCCTTCTATCGTGGCATTTACACCCGCATGAGTAGAACGTATAGCTCCAGCTAAGGCATCTTGTGCGCTATCAATACCCAATACGGCTGCGGTAACAGTGCTCCCGCTAACAGCACCGTACATACCTGAAGAAGCTATTGCAGCCCCCCAATCGCGGTTTGGATCTACTGATTTTAGAAAAGCCTCTAGTTGTGTAGCAGTTAACGCTTCTTCTGCGTATTCAAAAAACGCCTCTCTACCTATAGTTTTTGCAGCTTGCAGTCCTGCAACGAGAGAATCTCCAGCATCAATACGATCACCTAACTCTTTTACCGCTTCTGCTACTTTTGGATCTAAGGTGCCCTTTCTGCCGCCCAATAAAAATTTATCTAATGCTTCGCCGCCCATACCGTAAGAAATAAGCGACAGCACAGCAGCAGTGCTACCATTAAGCATTGCAGCGTTATGGGCAAACTCGTGGATCTCATCCATTTGCCCCGGAAACAGCCCATTTTTATTAAGTAAGTTACCAACAGGTATGCCAGCAGCTTCCATAAGAGCTACTCTAGCTTGGTTGTTTTCTTGTAATTGTTTTAACTTTGCATCAAACGCCTCGTCATAAGCCCCGTCAGCACTACCACCAAAAGCCTCACTAGCATCAGTGGCGGCAGCGGCGGACATGCCCGACCTTATGCCTATTTGGTTTGCTGCGACTTTAGCAGAAGCAGATACTGCGCCTTTACCTGCAACTTTTGCTGCGGCTAATGTGGCACCCTTTGCTATTGCTCCTGCACCGCCTCCCACGAGTAAGGGGCCAACTTCTTGAAAAAACTCTACCCCTGCAATCTCAGCCAACATGATAGTTGGATCGTCAACAAATGCGTCTGCCCACGCCTGAGTGGTGTCCCAGAACCCCTCTGCCTCTTGTATCGTGCTCCACATTTCTTTAACACGATCTTGATACCCCTCCGTATTTGCGGAGTCACCAAGCTCAAGAAGTTTGTTTACCTCTTGCCCAAATTTTAAGTCATCAGGACGTGTCCCAAACAGGTAAGTAAGCCCTAACATAGCTTTGGTAAAGCCCGCACCCGCACGAATCATATTTGCAGTGGTGTTAACTACGCCTGCTTCTAAATCAGCAGCCAGCTTACGAGCTTTTGCCTTGTTCATGCCGGAAGCAAGCATGGCGGGTAAAATGTTTTCAGACACGTTATTAGCGGCTTCTACAGCATCTTGTGCTATTTCGTAGACACTAATACCGTTAGTAGCACTTTCTGCGCCGTTTTCTTTGACGTACTCAACGCTTTCTTTATTGCCTGTAACAGAGTCGGTACGACCTAACTTGTCTGTGTACGCTTCTGGGTCACTATTACGCAGTTGTGCAAGCTCATTAAGATCTAACGCAGATACAGCATCTACAAGCCTGCCGGTAAGCTCCACACCAGACTCTTCTAATAGTCTTAAATGGCTGTAGCCTTCACCACGCAACTCTACATATGCGTTCATAGCGTCTAAGCGGAAGTCTGCGGGAACAGAACTACCTCCGTTAGCACGATCTTCTTCGTACATAGCATTAGCTATTTGGTCTATTGCTAACCCAATAGACGCTGCCCTAGCTTCTGGAGACATTCCGGGCAAAAGTTGTTCTGTGGTGTACTTTGTGCCTTCAATGTTTAATTCAGTTACCCCGTTAACAATAAAGGTATTTGCTACAGAGGTATTAGGATCTGCGATCCCAGAATCTTCTTCAAAATTAAGTGTGGTAGCAGGAGCTTCTTCTCCAAAAGACTGTCCAAGTAAGTTGTTAAGTGTACTTCGTGGGTCTAATCTATCCTCTAAAGAAACCCCTGCTGCGTCAAGATATGCTTGAAACGGTGGAGCATCTATAATTTGGTCGGCAAGTTCAAGTTTTTGTTCTAGCGGTATGTCTTTAGTGTTACGAAAAATGTTAGTCCACAAAGCAGGTCTTTCAGTAAACCTTATATATAACCCGTTAACATCTTCAAATATAGGAACCCCGTTTTCATCGACCAACCCAGCACTGGGTTTATAGCCTCCTAATACTTGAGACATTTCTGCGGCTCTTGCCGCTTCTATATCAAAAGCAACGATACCGTATTTACGTATATACTCATCTTCATTTAGAAGATCAGAAAACTCCTCACGCTCTAAGTCTTGTTGTGCTTCAGTTAACCCTGCTATACCTTCAGAACCTTCAAACTGGTAATCAATACCTCCTGCTGCTGAAGTTATATCTTCTTGGCTTGGTGAGAACAAATCACCTAATGCTTCACCAGTGTCGCGTAGCACCTCACCCATCTTCTCGAAGAAGGTGTCTTTATTTATCCCTGCTATGCCTCCACCAGATAGGATGTAGGTGCCAAGCCCCACGGACAAAGCATCGTCAACGTCCATGCCTTGTGCTAAAGCTACTTGAGTTCTAACTAAGCCATTTACTAACAAGCCTTGGTCTACACCTGCTCTATCAAGCAGTTCGGGGGTAAGTCCTACTCTACTAAGAGCAGAGCTAGTAAGATCTGGGCCAAAAGCTGCAAGCATACCCGCAGCAAGATTACCGCTAATAGCACCAGAACCCACTTGTGCAGTTGCGTATAGAACTTTTGCTGTGGTGTAAGCAGCGTTTGCCGCTTGTGCCGCTTGTGCTGTAGCCGCAGTAGCATTAGCTCCGGTGTTTGCGGCATTTGCCGTATCAGCGGCTTGTTTAGCGTTACTTAGTTTTTCAGCGGCAGTTGCACCAATAAAAGCTAATCCTGCATTTTTAAGTATGTCCTTAAAGTCACCACCAGATACAGCGGTTTGCCCTGCGGCTACTATCGTAGTGGCAGCAGCTTTTGATATACCTAGTGCAGTTGAAAGCATCCCCGGCAAATAATACGAGGCAGCAATAGCAGCGATGATCTTAAACGCTTTTTGAAAGTCTCTATCTTTAGACTCATACGTGCGTATCTCACCGTAGGTAAACGGATCGTATAAATACGTAGATCCATCATCGGTCTGGCGTATAGGAGCAACCCCGTACTTACCATACAAGGCTTGCAACATGGGGTCTGCTTCAAATGAAGTTTTTAATGCGTCTTGGTAGTTTAACCCCCGAGTTGCTTGTAAATACGTTACTTGATCTTTGAGGATAGGCTCAACAAACGAATGAAACTCTTCAGGAGACTGAGCATTTCTTTGTCTTTTACCACCAAACCTACCCAATTCTTGTGCTATAGGTGAGAAGTCATAACCATAATACCCACTAAGAATCGTAGCTATCTGTTCAGGAGACTCGGCAATAGATAGCACCGCGTAAGCGCTTTGAGCTTCGGTTTCGTTACGCTTCTTATTTGGAGCGAGTATGTCTTTTAGATATTCTGGTGCGCCAGTAGCTTTAATATACCTGTCGGGTGTTAAACCAAAATCCACCCGCTCCGTTTCACCTCTACCTTTTCTTCGGTAAAGATTTATACCCGCACGAGCGATGGCGTTTTCAAATGATCTATCGTAGTAGCGATCAACTTCATCTACGTCATCTATCTCAAAGTAATCTGCACCTGTATCTAAATATCCGCTGTAAAAATTAACAAACTCGCGTACTTGTTCATCGGTGTATGTGGGTTTACCCGAAATAGGGTCAAACTGATCTCTACCTGCGTCGGTTCTACTCATTACGACACCTCCAGCAGGCTAGCAACAACGTGTAACCTGTTAGCAGTGGCGGCAGTAACTTTTAGTATCTCCGACTCCTCTACTACTAAAGGCGCAGTAAGAAGTTCTGTTGTGGCATTTGCGCTTACAGCTTTTGTTTTGAACAAACTAAACACTGCGCTATCGGTGTCGGTGATTGTCACGGTTATAGTATCTGCGTTACCGGAATCCTCGGATACTAGAATAGACTTGACGATAGCCGTGGTAGCCGTGGGGCATGTATACAGCGTAGTAGCAGTGGTAGCGGTCAGGTCTACCTTTGCATTTTTATATACGTTAGACATTAGCTAAAGAACCAACCCTTAGCTTCAGCAGCAGGTGCAGTAGATGCATCGCGTATGCCTCGGTCTAAGTTATTAAAATACAACCGTAATGCGTTGTTTAGTTGGTTGAACTGTGCAGGATCGTACTCTTGCGGTGGTTCTGGCAGGACGGGGGCGACAAAACTTACATAGTAGCGCGTGCTATCAATAGCCATTACCTTCTCCCGTCAGGACGCATATCTATTCTTGGTGAGCCTAGCTGCCAAGTAACATCTTCACTGGTAGATCGTATCTCAAACGCCATCTGCCTACCACGAACTCTCGTGTATATCTGGTCTGTAAATACCTCCACAGGCGAAGAAGCTGTTCTAGTTACCGATGCGGTGTTTGACCCCCCTTCAGACAGCGGCGAGTTATATCCCGACCCCGAAGACTGCAAGGGCAATAAAGACATCGTAACACTAGGGCTTTCTGCGGTTGACCCATCGAATGACACATCAGGCACAACTCTGTATACAAACGCAAACTTATGCCCGTCATCTAGGTCAAACTGTGCTGAAGCTATAAACGCTTCTATGGCGCTAGAAACACCCGTCAAGTTGTCGTTGAGACCATTTTCGTGAGTCACTACATTTTTACTGTATGTAGCAGCCATAGGAAAATCTCGAATCGGTGAGTCCACCCACGCTGTTCTTGCCAAACTACCAAAATACCAAATGTCTTGGGCGTAGTTATAGATAACGTACTTATCTATGGTGGTAGAAGAACCAGAGCAATAGAACCACCACACCTCATCAAAACCTTCATTTAGCCCTGCAAACACCTGCAACTGCTGCTCTTTATTTAAGTCTCTAAATATGTACTTTTTCAGACTACAATTTAAAGTCTGAACACGTCCATCGTACTTATAGAACTTGCCTTCGCCCATCCAGTACGTAACACCGTTAGCGTATACAGCAGATTTTCTGGATATGATTGATACGTTATCTGCTAATAGAGTAGACCCCCACACAATCGGCGCACCAACATATTGGAGCGAATACAAAGCAGAGTCTGTCCATATCAACACTTCTTGCCTAGCTTGTAGGCCAGATACTATTTCAGAACCTTTTGATAGCCGTAAATCACCTGCTTGATTGGTAGCAGAGGGTGTCCAGTTTATATGGCTTTCTTGGTCAGACCACCGTATTAACATTGGATCTTGTGATGCTGATCCTAACGGATTTGCACCCAAACAAAACACAAATCGGTTTACATCAGAGACCAACACAAAATTTTGTATAGTAGGTGCGTTGGAAGACCCAGATATAGCAGACAGTGCTACTGCCCTAGTCGTTAGTCCATTAGTGTTGTCCCAGTAATAAACGCTACCTCCATGAGGACCAAACACTAGATCTTCACCAAAATTGCTTTCGCTATAGGATCTAAACACATCGGTAGAAGTGCCGCCTGTACCCCATGTACCTTGCCCCCATGTACCTGCACCCCAACCGACCAAAGGTTGAGCTATCTCTAAACCCACATTTATTTGGTATTTTGCTGTTACAGATCCGCCACCTGTAGCTGATGATGACGCTGCACTGCTTGATTCTATGGTGTATGTATTGCCGGTAGAATACGTTATCTGAAACTCGCCATTTAAAGTCAACCCACCTACGGCAGATGCTCCGCTAAACGTAACAAAATCACCGTTTATGTAGCCCCCATTGGCATCTGTAACAGTCACTGTGGTAGACCCGCTTACCGTTGTAAAAGGATCAGTAAGAGATACGCCAGAGGGTGTACGTTCGGGTGTTATGTCAAAGTAATCACCACCACGTTCTATGTAGTATTTTAAGTTAGTGCCAACACCTAGTAATTTATTACCCTCAAGAGTTACCCAACCAAATAAAGATCTAGCTAGCCCAAGAAACGTGCTACCCGATACAGGTTGCCATCCGCCTATCTTTTCTGGCATACCAGCACGGAAACGTACTTTATCGCAGTCGTACCAACCGCCTTCGCTGGTGTAACGAGTATTTTCTCTATCTACTCCCGGCTTAAATATTAACTTCTTCAGAGTCATTATCTATACTCGCCTGTGCGTATAAGATCAGTGACTTCTACCGCACGATCACCTACCTGTTCTGCCCACCTACTATCCATAAACTCATCAGCCGCAACGTCGTACTGCTCACGGGACATAGCTTCTAAGGCTTTGACGAATCCGCGCAATCTGGTCAGACCAAGGTTGAAACAAAGGTTTATCATGGCATCTCGTCTGGGTTTAGTAAGACCTTCATACCAGTCATAGGCAGCGGCTAGCTCTTCATCGCAACGCTTTATATCGTTTGACAGCAGATATTCGATCTCATCGTCAGACAAACCGATACCGCCATCTTCATCTATGCAGCGCCCGACACCTATGGTGGTCTTGTCGGCTGTACACTGGTATGCAAAAGCCTTTACACCCTCGTGCCGCTTCAATGTCTCTATCAACTGGCCCATGAACGTCACCATCTATTTTTCTCGCGCTACGGATTTGACCTTCTCGTATGAACGCATAGCGCCGAGACCTAACATCCCCATCATAACGGGCACAAGAAGTGTTGTATCTACCTCTGGCACATCCATCCAGATGCCCAGTACGTTAGCGATAATAGTGTTGTACAACAGCCCTACCGCACAGATCCAGCCGATAGCAGGTCGCCACCCAGCTACAAACAAACTCTTGTGTGCAGCTTCCATCTTGTTGATCTCTAGCTGCCCTTTTAATGCTTCCTGCGCGTGGCGCTCTGACATGGTGGCAATCTCATGTGCCAAGGCATTCTTTTGATCCTTGTCCTCTATAAACTTGTCTAACAGCCCTGTGACCGGCCCAATCAGTTGTCCGACTAAACTCATAATTTATTTCCTATTTGACCATGCTTGTGCGCCAAAAAACGCAGCTAGGATGCCTGCAACACTCACAAAATAAACTGCCGCCATATCGCCCAAGATAGATGCAGCTTGGTTCATTCCGAAGAACTCACTGACAACCACAAGGCTTGGGTATAGCAACATGCCCCATAGCGCAAACCAACTCATGGCACGTTGAGCATCTGCTCGTTCATGCTGTAGCCGCAGTTCCTGCAACTCCTTGCTCG